CCTGAAATACGGCAGTATGCCATCCCTGAAATATGGCAGTATGCCATCCCTGAAATGTGCGAGGGCTGCACCCTTTATAACGGCAAGAAATGGCGATGCCCAGTTCAAGAAGAACCGGGCTGGCTGTATGAAAAATACGGGACTTGCTGGTCGAAGAGGACAGACCCGGCGGTCGATAAGCAGATTATCGCTGCTATAGAGAAATACAAGATAATTATGGAGGGGCCTCAATGAAATTCTCCAGTGAACAGCGCCAGGCGTTTACTGCGAAACTGGCGATAGCGGGGAATATCTGCGTTTAATTGCTCCATTTGTGCAAAACGGGGCGAATTTGACAATCTTTTTATAATCATATATCCTCAGTTTGTAGAACCGTTTCTGTAGTTCGGGGGGTATTGGCTATCGTTTGCAGTGCCCCGAAAAATCCACCATTCGCTCCGTACCGAGAGATCACAACCAAGACAAGCAATTCTACCTACAGCAAACCAAAACTCCTTAGAATCGAAATTTGGGCGACTTGAAACAAGGAGGAAGATCAAATGGGAAAAAGTAAAGATCAAGGAGGGGTATGAAACGACAGACGAAAAGCTAATAAAGACTCTAGAGAAACAGATCAAAATAGTGGACAAACTGTTTGAAGGGTTGATTAGAGAATTCCAGAGCTATGTTAATCCGGGATGCGGAGAACTGGTGACATCTCTAGACCTAAATGACGCATTGGTAGCAGTAAACATTAAAGAGCGGCTGCTGCGAGCAAGAAAGGAATTGCGCTCCACGCCGCCACAGATGCAAACTGAAGATAAGAAACCATCTTTTGCTCTGCTGCAAAACGCTCGTTGCAAATGCAAGATCGACAAGAATATCCTGGACGTATCTAATATTAGGCCAGAGGTAACAGCGTGATAACCAGAACCGAGTTTTTAGAGAGCCTTGAGGACGAGTTTCAGCAAATAAAGGACCTTTTTACAGAGCGCAACAAGTCTTACGGAGCAGACGGTGATCTTTTTTATAACTTCAGGCAGAGTGCAGTTCGCCACTTTGGCAATGACAGCACAGAGAGCATGTTCAAAGTGGCAGAGATCCTTGTAGACAAGCATAATGTTGCCCTAGCGAACAAAGGGGCAAATGATCCCGTTTGTGATGAAAGACTGAGTGATAGGATTGTGTATTCACTGATTGAGAAGGCAATGTTGCTTGAGAAGGAAAAGTTGAAGGTAAGGGGTGCCGAAAACATAGCGGAAGAAAGCAGGGATGGTTAAAGCAATAAGCGCATCGGCACAAAGAGATGCAGAACGGGAGAGACGAAAATGCCTAAAACTATTATTTTTCCATATCCATTCAAAGAACAATGTGACATGGCGCTATGCAGCAGGCCGAAGGAATACACCATCGCCGTTGAGGGCAGTCACCCAAGCCTTTTTTTCGGCATTTGCAAGCACCACATGGAATCATTGTTAGATGCTATCATTGAACACCAGGAACTGGGGCCTATGATGGCAGGTAAACTGATCGATGCGACCTCAGAGAAAGAAAATGCATTTCAGGAAGATACCAACTCACAGACTGATGCAAAAAAAGAGGCAGACTCGCCGGTCGATACCGACCCGACCGACCAGCCAAATAGGGACGATGAAAGCAGAAAGCCGAAACAGCAAGAGATCATTCAAGACAAAAAAACCCAAAACAAAAGAAACCAAGATAAAAACACAGCCATCTGCCCTTATTGTAACAAAACATTCAACGCCGGCGAACTGCGTGACCACATGAAGAAATGTAATGGAGGAGAACACTGTTGAGCGAAAAGAGAGAACCTTATGTTACCTGTGTTAAACGGGCGGACGCATCAGGCCATCCGCTAGATCCCATCGCAGAAGAAGTTCACAATGCATGGATGGACGAATCGGCTAGACATGGTAGAGTAGCGCAAGGGACAACAAAATGTCCAAAATGCGGCAGGGAATTGGAAGAGCTAACGGGCTATGACAGCCCGAAAGGGATAAAACATTTGCACTGCCGGTACTGCGTGGGGTACTACTCTGAGCATCCGGGCATGGTGCCATATGAAGAACTTCTGGAATCAGAAAAAGATTATAGAAGAGCGACAGCAGGGGCAGCATTAAAGGCTATAGAAAAAAAAGAAGTTAAGGATCAAATGAACGAAGAACTATTTACCCTCCTTTCTGCGATAGCAGACCAATGCGGAGGAAAACTCACCGTCATGGAGAAGCACCTTAATCGACAAGGCACTACCGGGCTTAGTGTTAGAAAGGACAAGGCGACAGGCAACCTGGAAATCAATTTATATGAAGGGTGAAAAGCCATAAACTTAACAACTGTTTACGTAGTCTTGGCATTTGTTATTGTTATCTTAATACAGGAATTTATGCACTATAAAGAGCGACAAGACCTTTATAGCCGAATCATGGCAAGAGATTTAGCAGAATACAAAGCATCAGACGGCGCACCACCGAAAGGGAGAAACGGGATCAAGAGAAATCTGGAAAATGCGATAAACAACAGGAGGGGCTAGTCATGCCAGGAAGACCTCCGCAAGAGAAATGCGTAAAACTATGCCTGGAAGAATACAATCTCATTGAACTGATTAGGCAGATAGGGTGGGGGTCCTTTTCTGTGCAGGTTAAGAAGAGCAAGCCGGTGATGGCCACAGAGATCAGGAAAGATGTAAAATTGGCAGAAGATAAGTAGTTGTTATTTACGTTCCGATATGCTATGATAAAAATGACAAAATGTAATACTTAGCAGTTTTCTGGACGAGGAAAGCCCGACAGGAAGTTTGCGGCGCAAAGAGCGCTGTGCTTCCTGTTTTTGTTTGTCTAAACGAATGGGGTGTCAAGATGCTCGATTCCCTAAGATCAGCAGTCAAGGAAGGTATAGGCCGCGTAGCGGTTAAGTTGGCTCCATCCAAGTTTGGCTACAAGGACGATCTTGTTTCCTATGTGGAGCAGGAATTTGCGCGGCGAGAAACAGAGCGGCGGCCATACGAGCTGCAGTGGCGGCTGAACCTTGCCTTTTTAGACGGGCAGCAATTTGTTGACATCAATGATGGCATTATGGACATAGGCGAAATTCCCAAAATGTATTGGTGGCAAGAGCGAGAAACATTTAATCAAATTGCTCCCATTATTGAAACAAGAGTAGCGCGTTTTTCCAAAATGCAACCGAAACTCAAAACAAGGCCAGCAACCAGTGAATCAGCAGATGTTTCCAGTGCGAAAGTCTGCTCCAGACTTCTTGAATATACCAGAAACGAGCGTTTTACAGCAGAGCAAAAGCAGGCATTATTCCAGTGGTTGGAAGGCTGCGGCACTGTTTTCGTCAAGAATATCTGGGACACGAAACTGGGCAAACGGGTCGGAGAGATAGAGATCGGCGTAGAAACAAAAGAGCGCCCTGAAGAGCAGAAACCAATCGAGGAACAGTACCAATTCAACGAAGATGATTTAAGCGCAACGGGAAAACTTACCGCAGATCAAATCGAAAAAGAAGAGATCACAGAAAAAACGCAAGTCGAGGTCACAGATGAAGGCACAATGGCCGGAACCAAGATTCCCCTTTACGAAGGTGACGTTAATCCGATCCTTGTTCCCTCCTTCGAGATTTACCCTGATTCTAGCAGAAACCCCACCGTGGATGATTGCAGAAGCATCATTCACGCAAAAGCATATCCGGTTGACATGATTTATGAAATTTGGGGTGTAGAGGTGGAACCTGAGCCTGTTGACTCCATGGGAAGCTCAGTCACATCATGGGGAAGCGGGGGATTAGGCTATGGGTTTACTTCATTCAACGGTTCCACAGGGCAGGTAGAAGGCTATGCCCGCGTCATTGAATATTGGGAACGCCCAACCTTGGGGTACCCGAACGGAAGGCTGATTGTTGTTTCTAACGGGAATTTGCTTCATGTTAGCGACTTACCCTTTGAGGTAGGCACTGATGGGGAGCCAGACTTCCCCTTTGTGAAATTTGACTGTATCAAGAAGCCGGGCTGTTTCTGGGGGAGGACAATCACCGAAAGACTTATCCCCATCCAGCGCAGATACAATGCACTTCGCAACCGTAAAGCGGAATACCTAAACAGATGCGCCATTGGGCAGCTAGTAGTCGAAGAGAATGCTGTAGACGCTAACGATGTTGAAGCTAATGGAGCAGCACCAGGCTATATCTTTGTTATAAAGCCGGGACATGAAGCACCGTACTATATGCGCAATCCGCAATTACCTGCAGCATTTAATATTGAAGAAGCTGAACTTTTGAACATGTTTACTGTTATTTCCGGAGTATCGGAAATAACTCGTCACAGTAAAGCTCCACCAGGGGTTAAGAGCGGTGTGGCTATGGATATTGCCATAGAGCAGGATGATACCAGACTTTCCCATACTGTTGAGAACTACGAAACAGGGCTTATTAAATGCGGAAAGCAGTGGCTTCGTCTTTACAGGCAGAAAGCTGAACAGCCGCGGTTACTGCGGACGGTAGGCAAGGATTTAGAGGTTGAATTGATCGAGTGGAGTGCAAATGACATTCGGAGCGATGATGTGGTAGTTGAGACATCTTCACTCACTGCAGAATCACCGGCACAGCGCAGACAGATGGTGTTCGATCTCTTATCGGCAGGATTGTTCAACGATCCGGAAACAGGGCGATTAACCAAAGAAGGGCAGATAAAGGTATTTGAGATTCTCCAATTCGGTGACTGGGAATTTTGGGATGATGTAGAGCAACTTCATATTGCCAGAGCGGAAAAGGAAAACAAAGCGATGAGCGAGGGACAGTTGTCTCAAATTAGCGATATAGACGATGACACATTACACATTAGTCGCCATAACAGATTCAGGCTTACCAGCGATTTTGATGAACTAAACGCAAAGACTGGCGGTCAGGCAGAGCAAATAATTAAGATGCACACCGTGATGCATTTAGAAAGAATGCAACAGATCGCTATGCAGCAAACAATGATGGCGGCTCAAAATATGCCGGAAGAAGCCGGCCAGGAGGTATAAGCAATGCCAATTAGCTATAGGAAAACCATAGAGAGCTATTCACCGTTTAACCTTCAGCTTTTTGCGGAACCGGCACAGGAAGCAGGAACCGAACCCGCAGGAGGGCAGCAGGAAGGCCCTGCAGTGGATCCGACACTGGAAGATATTCTAGACTCTGTACTTAATGCAGGGCCGGAAGCGCAGCCAGAGCAAGGAACTGAAACAGGAACACAGGTAGCTACAGAATCAGCACAGCAGCAGACCATCGAACCAGGCCAACAGACTACTACGACACAGCCAGAACAACAAACAGATCCAATGCAGCAGATTCTTGAAATGCAAAGACAACAGCAGTACACGCTAGGGATGCTTGCACAGACACTGCAGCAAAACCAGCAATCAGACGTGCCAGAACCCGAAGTTGAACCAACAGAAATGTTTACCCCGCAGATCCCCGATACTCTGCCAGAAGAACTTCAAGACGAAGTAAACAATCTGTACCTTGAAGATCCTGCTAGGGCACTTGCCAAAGTATCAAAGTGGCAGCAGGAGCAGATTATCAAAGCGCAGCAAGAACATGTGGTTCAACAGCAAAAAGAGCAGCACCAAAGACAGCAAGAAACACAGCAGCAGTTTGTACAAGGATTCTCTAGTCTCATTCAGCAGCATGGCAGACAAACAGTAGACGAACTAGGGCCTCGGATTGAGCAGATCATGATGAAAGAGCATCCTGAACTGTTGAATTTTCCGCAGGTAGGAGTGCAAGTAGCTTTTCAGCTTGCGCAAGCAGAGGGAGTTCAGCAAGCACAGCAGCCAGATCCGACAACTTATTTACAGCAGTCCGATGCACGACAACAAATCAAGGATGCCGTGAGAAAGGAAATTATTGCTGAATACTTGCAAGGGGTACAGACAGGTAACAGGGCACCGGCAACAATAGCCGGACAGCCTGGAGCAGCATTAGCGGTAACATCACCGGACAAGCCGCAGACCTTTGACGAAGCGGCAAATGCAATGATGAAGGCGTTCAGTAGTTAATATGTTTTGAGGAGAGGATAAACAATGCCAGGAATACTGGATATTGCAGCAGCAGATAAGGCATTAAAAACCTATTTTTTGGATCCGTGGAGATACCAGCTTAATGAAAAAAGCTCTGGCCTTTTGGCGCAAATAGAGCGTGACACCAAGTCGGTAGTTGGTAAGAAGATTGATATGCCGTTTAGGTATGGACGGAATGGCGGTTATGGTGCAGGAGAAACCCTCCCAGAAGCCAACAGCCGGAAAACAGAGCACGGCACCTGGGAAACAAAGAACATCTATGGCCGTATAAAGATCAGCAACAAAACTATCGAGGCATCCAAGTCTAACCTTGGTGCATATGCCAATATGCTTAAAACTGAGATGGATGATTGTCTGCAGGATGTAAAAGAGAACTATGCACGTCAGGTATTTGGTGATGGTTCAGGAAAAATCGGAGTAGTTTCCGCAGCGGACAACACCGGGGACTATTCTGTAATAACCGCCGATCCGGTTAATGACATGTTTGGAATTGATATTTTCGCAGAGGGCATGTTAATTGACATTTATGATACAACAGGTGCAACCCAGCGAAACAGCTCTCCTGTTGAGGTCACAATGGTTGACGATGCAGACAAAAAGCTAACACTCAGCGTAAAGGATACCAACATCGCAGCAACAGATTTTATCACTATTCAGAACTCGTATAACGGAGAAATGACAGGACTGGCAGCTATTACCGATACCAGTGCAACAAAATTGTACGGGCTTGCTCGGGCAGATAACAAATGGCTGAACCCTCAAACGATTGCTGTTGATGGCGAGATTAACGAGATTGTAATTCAAAAAGGTATGGATACAGCGAAAAGGAAAGCCGGGTCTGTGGCTAATATTCTCTGCTGCGGTTACGGAGTACGCAGGGCATACCAGTATATGCTTCAGTCTCAGAAGAGGCAAGTCAACACTCTTGACCTTAAAGGCGGCTGGAAAGCATTAGAGTATGTTGGCGGCGAGAGATCTATTCCGCTCTTGCCTGATCAGTATTGCCCTGAAGGTGTTATGTACCTGATTGACTCTAAAGACTTCAGGATGTACGAGATGGCTGATTGGCAG